GGTGCGGATGATGTCGTTGCCGGCACCGCCATCGACGAAGTCGCGATCATCCTCGGGGTCGGCATCCACCGGGATCGAGGGGAACAGAAAGTGGTCGCTGGCGGGGTCCGATCCGCTGACATCGATATCGTCGTCGCCGGTGCCCCCGGTCACGCTGTCAGAGCCGTCGCTGTCGAGGATGGTGTCGTTATCGGCACCGCCATCGATGGTGTCGTCGCCATCCTCGCCATAGAGCATGTCATCGCCGGCACCGCCGCTGATGATGTCATCGCCTGCGGCACCCGCACCGGTCGGTGCGTCGAAAAACACATCCGTGACATTGACGCCCGAGTTGTCCGGCCCGTCCTGCTCGTGCACGATCTCGATCCGGCCCACCGGGCCCGGGATCTCGACCAGGACCGAGAAACGCTCGGATGCGTCGGGATCGTTGCCGCCTTCGCTGCGGGCGGTATCCGCTCCGGTCACGCCGTCTTCGTCGGTCAGCGTGACGCCAGAGCCGCCCGTCAGGGTCACCTCGATCGGGTTGCCGTCGGTGTCATAGGCCATGACGCGGATGACGCCGCTATTGTCGACATCGTTGACGCGGAACTGCACGTTCTCAACCCCGGCCGAGAAATCGAGCGCATAGGTGCCGCTATCCTCGGTGCCGTTATTGGTCAGGCTGAGCGAGCTGTCGGCATCGACAGTCTCGTCTCCGCCATCGATCCCGGCGGTCTGCTGTGGAGAGTTCTGGAAGGTCGAGCTGGAATTGCCGGTGGTGCTGACGACCGAGAACGTCACCTCGACATTGCCGGTATCCTGCGTGAACCCGGTGATCGGGTCGCCATTGTCAATGCTGGTGCCATCGTCATCGGGGGCGAGGTCCCATTCAAAGCTTTCGCGCGCGCTGCCGGTCCGGCCGCCGCTGTCGCCGAAGATGACATCGTTGCCGTTGCCGCCTGCCAGATCGTCATTGCCGGCACCGCCATAGACAGTGTCGTCGCCTTCGCCGGCGCGCACGGTGTCATCGCCAGCGCCTGCCTCGACGATATCGTCATTCGATCCGACGTCGCCCAGCACGGCGTCATTGGCGTCGATCATGTCGCCCTCGGGGTCGCCGGTATAGGCGACGTCGATCATGTCGTCACCGGACGTGCCCTCGACGAAGCCGTCAAGCGCGGCGGCCGCGTCAAAGCTGATGTCGCTGACGCCGATTGAGCCGCTGCGCGAGGCGCTGCTGCCATTGTCCTGGATGATCTGCAGGCTGACGATCTCACCCATGACGGTGACCGTCACACTGTCCTGCGCGCCCGACCCGGCAAGCCCGTCACCGTGGTTGCCCGAACCGCTGATCGTGTTGCCCGAGACTTCATGCGTCGGGGCCGTGTTCGAGAAGACGACATCCACAGGGTTGCCGGCGGCATCGAGCGCGATGATCGTGACCTTGTCATCGAAACACTTGCCCGCATCCACGTCGAACAGCTCGAACGTGACGTTCTCGACGCCTTCCGAGAAGGTCATCGTCGCATTCACCGGGTCGCTGACCGCATCCGCACGCAGGGCATCGTCGCCCCAGCTCGAGGTGTTGCTGACGTAAAATTCGGACCCGTTGCCGTTGGCCGGGGTGGATACTGTGACATCGATGCTGCCACCGGCGCCATTCGATACGGCAGTGGTTCCATCGGCGCTCGTTTGCGACCAGTCGATCAGGTAGGACATGTTCAGGCTCCCGCTCATTTGGTCCGTGCCGGGACCACACACCGGCACAGCCGGGCAATTCAAAAATCCGCGCCCCGGCCGATCTCGGCGGAGCCACTCGTCCAGCGCAGGTCCTGCGCCAGTTACAATCACATGTGCCCCGTTGCGGAGTTGGTCTCCAGGCAGACACTTCTTCGACACCAGTCTTGCGGTTTCGAACAGACCATCCCCCAATGGCCTCCCCGACTCTCGCCGGTGATCAATATTTAGTCCGAACTTCGGCGCCGCCAAAGCAAATAGTGTTCGAAAACGGGCGGAACCGGGCCGGGGCGGTGGCGCGACTTAGCCATATACGGACGCGCGCAACGGCCTGATTGCATTGATTGTTTCCAAAACGAACATCTAACCGATGCATGCAGCGCCTACCCCGAACCTTGCCCGGACGCGCTTGGGCCGCATTCATAAGGACAAATCACTAAAATCGTCCATGAAACCGCCTTGCCGCATTGCGGCTGATTGTGCTGAAATCGCACACAGTGAGATTGGGGCAGAAGGTGGCGGAATAGTGGCGGAGCTCTGCTGCCGCTGACGGTGCGAATGTTCAGCAGCCGCGGCCAATCCGGCGCGAACGGTCGGATTGACGACAGTCAGCGTATCAATTTGATGCGAATCACGGCGATTTTGGCTGGCAAGAGCTTTTTCACAGGTCAGCGCGCAATTCCGGACTGCCCCACGCGCGCCTTTTTTCCGAAATCGCCTCGGGCCACGCGGGACCCGCGTCAAACGGGTATCAATCCTGCCACAGCTCCATAAACTGCCCGTCACGCAGGACTCGCCACGGAATAACGTTTCCCATGATCTCGCCAACAACGTCGCCACGCTTGCCGCCTTGCACTTCCTTGGCTTGCTCAGCGCCAGCGACTTCGCGTTCTCTTACGATATGGGTATTTGCCACTTAGTATCCTGCTTGTTGGTCCATCGGAACGTACTTAGTAGATTCCTCGATGGCCTTTATGTCAAAGTTGCTTATGGTTTCAGGAACGAGCTGGTCTACATAGGCCAGAGCGTCTACAAGATCGTCATGTACGTACTTCGAGGGGAAGCTTACGGCCTGGTCAATGAGTGTAGCGTTCCAAGCTCCGCGCATCAGGTATATATCACCCTTCTCCGCGCGTCCTTGCAAAGCCCACTGCACGCGGTCGTACTTGCGCTGGTTACCGTGGGTTAGCGGCTTGATCTCAAACCACCTATTGTAGCGAGCCATGTACTCGCGCATGTAGGGTTCGACTGCGTTCATCAGCGCGCCCTTCTCGATTCCGATTATGGGTATGCTGTGCTTGTGTGCGGCCCTTACGATACGGTTAGCGGTCTCTCTTACTCCCCACTTGCCGTACTGTATGTCTGTGACGTACCACCGGCCAACAGAGTCTACTTTCACGATAGCTATTGCTGTATCGTCTAGGCGTCTCTGCTCTTTCTTTCTGTCCGGGTCTGCAGCAAACCCCGCCAAGTCAACGGCCATAAACGTGTCAAATTGGGTATCTGGGAGTGTGTCAATGACGGGGAACTGGTCGGCGTTGAACAGTTGTCCACTGCTCGCAATAAACTTCGCCTTAATTTCCTGTTCGTATAGATCACTGCTGCCTCTGGCGTATTCTTTGGCGAGCGCTGCGCGCTCCTCTTCTTGAATAAGCGGGTTGTCGTCCATCGAATAGTTGAAGACGCCCCAATCGGGCTCGCCTATCGCTAGTTCGACTAGATCATAGAAATGGTTGCGCCCCTTGGGCGTACCAATGAATAGAGCGCCGCCTCGTACGTCCGCTAAAGCGGGACGGATAATCTCAGGCCATACCCTCGGCGGCATGTCGGCATACTCGTCTAAGACGGCGAAGCGTATCTTCATGCCTCGGGCTGCATCTGGATCGTCCATACCCAAGAGTCGAATTCTGCATCCGCCTAGTTCTGGCGGCAGTTCTATCATCGAGGTCTTTTCAAGCATCCGGCAAGTCAGGCCGGTTGCTTTTTCGATCTCATGAGCGAACTTCTTAAAGTAGGGCCACGCATTACGCTTGGCCTGCTCTCTGTCGATTCCAATGTACAGAACCTCAGAGGAGTCGTCTAGCTTGACACCAAGAGCATTTTCCGTCGCTAGGGCCTCTTCAAAGCACCTAATGACCGAAAATACTGTCTTTCCAAAGCGTCGCCCTGCAGCTACGATCTTAAACCGGGCAGGGTGGGCATGTATCTCAGCCTGGGCTGGATGCAGATTGAATTCTATTTTAGCCATTTGCCCCTCCGGCTAGTTCTGAGAATCTGTACTCTGGTTGCGTACTCGGTTTATATTCTCTCCGAGCGCTTCCTGCATTCGGCGCTCGAAAGCGCCAGTAGGAGCGTCTGCGTCTCCCAACTCAAAGCCGAGTACGCTATCGCCCTCGGGAGGGTCTGCAACCACTTCCCGAGCATCAACATCCCGACGGATAGCG